CCGCTACATCTTCCTCGACCAGGCAGAGCAGTGGACGTGGGAAGAGATTTCAGAGCTCAACCTTGCGATTCGATCCAAGGGTAATCACGTCGCCAAGCTGATCCTGCTATTCAACATGGGCGGCATCGGCATCCTTGATTTGCGCAACAGGTTTGGCCCGGTAAAGAAGTTCAATGAGAACGAAGACCCAAACGATTACACGTTCTTGCATGTGTTCCCGCAAGACAATGTGGAGTGGTCGAGAGCGGAGTTGGAGCGCGATGGCCTTGGGGAAGACGATTACTATTCTTGGTCGGACGCTGAGCGTTTCACTTACTTCACGACTCGTGCCCCATACGGAAGGAAGCTCAACGCGCTGGACGATGCGACCCGCGCTCGCGATCTACTGGGCTCGTGGGAGTCGCTTGAAGGCGCTTACTTTGGTCGCGTCTTTGACTACAAGGCGACCATGGCTAGCGCTGAGGTGGCTGAAGGAATCGTACGGCCATGGGATCAACGCTGGCTAAGCACTGACTGGGGCAAGACGCACTATTGCTCGACGCATTGGCACGGCAAGAGCTTGCTAAGCCCGAGTGAAGTAAAGAAGTGGCTGGGCTGGGATGTGCCAAGGGCTTTGACGGTGGTGAGCACATACCGCCGCATGATCGTGAACGAGCAGACCTCATCTCAGGTTGCGAAGGCACTGATTGAGGCCACACCGCGCCACGAGCGAGAGCAGTTGAGGCGATATCCGTTCAGCCCTGAGCAGTTTGGGGAGCGGGATTCAGAAGATACCGTGCCAGTCATCATCGGCCGAGAGTTTGAGAAGTACGGCATGCCCCAGCCTGAGGTTGCAGACAACAGCCGCAAGCCTGGCTGGCTGCTGATGTATGAGTTTCTGAACAATACAAGGATTTGGGCAAAGAAAGACCGCACGGCGGAGGAACAGGCTGAGGCTGGCGACACGGTCTGGATTATCTCCAGCGAGTGCCCAGAGGCGTTAGAGACGCTTCCTATCCTGATGCGCAATGTCAAAGACCTTGACGACATCGTAAAGACGGACAAGAGCCAAGCAGTGCTGGCAATGGACGTTGCCGACGATCTTCGCTACGGATTGCAGAGCATGATGGGCAGCGGAATCAAGCCTGAGAAGGTAAAGCACGCTGAGAAGTTGATGGGCATGTACAAGCAGGGCGGCTATTCGCAAGAGATGGCGATGCAAGAGATCAGCTTTAGGGCACAGCAGAACAAGGCAGAGTTTACGGTGAGCGGGAGGCGGCGATGACGCTATTCGACAGGATCGTGGCAGCGTGGGCGATCTTGACTGAGGTTGACTTCGAGCCTAAGGCGATTACCGCACTGGATTTGACGCATCCTGCTGAGCCTGTCCCAGAAGTGGAGTTAGAAGAGGTGGCGCTCTCGCAGCCCGATGGCTTTGCGGTAACCGGAGCGCCACGGCAAATCCCTTGGAGCCGCCGCAAGAAAGAACTTGAAGCGGCAGCACGCAAGAAGCGCAGACAGCTAGAAGAACTCAGAGAGGAAGCATGAAGCTGCAGAGCATAAACGGGCAGACCGTATTCCCCCTGACGATGCATGAGGGCAGGGGCGGCTATATCAAGTCCACGGATATCTCAATCTTGATTGACGGTGAGCATAAGCATCTATTCGAGGTTGCGAAGACGAGCGAATCTGAGGCTCGTGCTGAGTTCACCAAATTCTTACAGGAGAAGACTGATGGTCAGAGAGGAAGAGTAGATGGAGAACCTCTATCAGATTGACGGCAAAGCCATATTCCCAGTGCTGGATTACCTCATGGAGCCCACTGGAGAATTTGTCTCCTTCGATGCTGCCCACGTAGATCAGGAATCAGGGCTGGGGGACATGAGTCACAAGATTGTGCGAACCAAAGAAGAGTATGAAGAGGAGCAGGCTAATGGCTAAGCTATTCGCTGCACAGCGCAACGCGCTGCCAAAGAACGACTTTGCATTACCGGGCAAGCGTGCATTTCCAATTCCAGACAAGACTCATGCGGTGCAGGCGTTGCGGATGAAGAGCTTCGCGCCACCGGCTGAGCAGTCAGAGATTACCTCGAAGGTAAAGAGTGCGTTCCCTGGCATTGGCAAGAAGGCAGCTCCAGCACAAGGACCGAGCCTGATGAAGAGGCTGACCGGCAAGTGACGATGATGCAGTGGAACGAACGCTTGCAGGGCAAGGTAGATGGATACAGAACCTTGACTGAGGCTGCGTTCGCTCGCCAATGCTTCAACCATGGCCTTTCGGTACACAAGACACAGCAAGCGATAGAGCAGATGCGTAAAGGTTCCAATTGAGCGACGACTACGAGCAGCCAGAAGGCCAAGAGGAAGAGCAGGGGCCGACTAACCTTGACGCTGACGAGACACTTCAGAACGAAGTGCTTGACAAGCTCAAGACGCACAACCAAAAGGGCAAAGTCAACCGCATGGCTGAGGTGCAGAACGCACGCGATCAGCGGCTTTACTTCAAGGGCATTCAGCAGTTCTATTGGTCAGAAGACCGCGAAGACGTAATCTTTGAGTCCGATTCAGATTCACCATACGATCGCACGTTCAACGTGTTTCAGGGCTATGGAAAGATCTTCCAGTCAACCTTCATGGGTGCTACGCCAAAGGTTAGAGCTGAGGCGGATGACCCATTCGATTCGATCAGCGTCAGGAACACGTCGAAGGCTCAAACGTATGAGCGCGTGTATCGGAAGCACAACGACACGCCAACGCAGCAACTAGAGACTAGCCGGCTGTTCTGGACGGATGGACGCATTGTTACGCGCACAACGCAGCGCAACGGCAGAGAGATTACTGAGTTTTGGGGTGTGCTTGAATCCCGGCTGTCGATTACAGCCAAGGATGATATTGAAATCCCGCTCAAGAATTGCCCGCTGATCGAACTCGAAGACGAGTATCCGATTGTGCAGGGCAAAGCCGAGTATGGCGATAAGAAGACCGCTTCCGGCGATACGCTGCGCAAGAAGATCAACAGCGGAAACGGCGACTCTTATGAGCGTAACGCACGCACCGCAGTAAAGCGTCAGTCAGGCAGCGACACCAGCATTGATGTGATGACTGGCGAAGACTCTTACGGGCTGTATACGAAGACCTGGAGCTATATGCGGCCAGAGTTCTTTGAGGAGTTTCAAGAATCGAGCCGTAAGCAGCTGCAGGAGATGTTCCCTACAGGCCTGTGTGTCGTGCGTAGCGGCGACTTGTACCTTGACAGCTACGAATGCGATATAGATTCATGCCTCGATGTCATCCACGCCCTACCAGGCGATGGGATGAGCCGAGGCAGCATCGGACAGTCGGCGATGCCCCTTCAGGATTCGGTGAACACTGCCCAGAACCTGATCGAAGAGACGATGGATCATGGCATCCCGACAACGTATTACGACACAAAGACGAACATCGATCAGCTGAACAAGACCCGCGAGATGCCTGGGGCCAGCCGCAAGGCTACGGGCATACCAAATCAGGCGCTATCCTCTGCGTTCTATACGACGACCCCACTGCAGCCCTCGCAGCAGTTGATGGACTATGCAGAGAGCGTCAAGGGCCCGCAGATGCAGTTTGTGACTGGCCAGCAGCCTGCGTTGTTTGGCGCGGAGATGGAAGATCAGAAGACAGCTTCGGGCTATGCGCAGGCGCGCACTATGGCCTTGGGCCAGATGGCTATTGTCTGGAAGCCGTACACGGCATGGTTTGCGCGTGAGATGACCCGAGCTGTAAAGATGGCAGCGCAGGGCCAAGACGAGATCAAGACGACTCTGCCGGCAGTGAGAAGCGGTGGGCGTCCGAGCGCGGTAAGGCTTTCCCCTGCGGACCTGACAGGTTTGGGATTCACGAACGACTCAGATGAGAACTTCCCTGAGACGTGGACAGAGAAGTCAAACAAGTTCATGTCGCTGGTTGCAATGGGCGGCGAAGTATCAGACTGGGTTCTGAAAGAAGAACCTGACAATATGTACCTCTTCAAGGAGATGACGGGCCTTGAGGAGATCGTTATTCCAGGCGAGGATCTGCGCAACAACGTGCTGGCGGACATTGCAAGCATGGAGCACATGCCAACCCAGCCCGACCCGGCCCAGATGCCGCAGCAGACATTTCCTCAGCCAGGACAGCCGGCACCTGTTGTGCCTCCGGTAAGCCCGATCACACTTGACACCGAGATTCTTGAAGATGACGACTATGAGACAGGCTGGAAGACAGTCAAGCACTGGCTGCAGTCGGGCGCTGGGCAGGACGCTAAAGAAACGAATACGCAGTGGTACACGAACGTAAGACTTTATGGGCTTCAGTACAAGCAGGGTATGCAGGCAGCACAAGCGGCCGCAGCACCCGCACCTGAACCACCTGACCTGCCGAAGGTCATGATTCCCTACGACAGCCTGCCGGCAACGGGCAAGGTACAGGCAGCGGGAAAAGCAGGCATTCAGTTGACGCCAACAGATATTGCATCAGTTCCACCACCGACGACGGGAGCTAGTAAGTGAAGCCAGAGACAGTCAATGCGAATGGATCGGCAATTACCCCTATGCTAGTCCGCTTCCTGCTGAAAAAGATCGAGACTCCTGACACTGCATTAATCAATCTCAGGACTGCAGCAGAGTGGGAGAAATACGGAGAATCCGTGCAGATAGTTCCGCAATACTCGACCATAGGTGGAATTGAAATCGCCATAACGTCTGCTGTGCCCGAAGGCGAAATTGTATTCGCCAAAGATGGCGCAGTGATGGGCAGGATCGTAAACATTGGCAAGACAGGAGCTGGTAAATGAGTGAAGAGCTAGGCGGAGCAGTACTCGACGCCACAGACACCGGCGCGGATGATGGAGCGCAGGATGATGGAACTCTCGATGGCAGCGCAGATCTTGGCGAATCGACCGAACTTGGTGACGCCGAAGGCGATGAAGAGGGTTCTGAAGGCGAAGAGGGAGCCGAAGGTGATAGCGAAGCCGAAGGCGAAGTAGAGGCCAAGGAAGAGCTTACTGCTGACGGCCGCAAGATGCCTGACAGCCTCAAGAAGGGCATAGCAGCACTCAAGGCTTCGATGCCAGAGGTTGCAAAGGAAGTAAAGGGCCTGTTCTTTGCAAATCAGGAGTATCGCCAAGTCTTCCCGAAGCCTGCCGACGCAGTTGCCGCAAAGACGCTGATCGATGAGGTTGGAGGCCAGGAAGGTATCCAGCAGATCAACGAGGAGCGGCAGGAGTGGAGCAAGATCGACCAGGACTTCTCTGAGGGCAAGCCTGAGTTCGTCAAGGGACTGGCTGAAGGCAACCCAGAGGCATTCCTCAAGACAGCACCGCATGTCATCAACGAGTTCGCTGCGCGCGCACCAGAGCAATACGCTTACTACTCGAACAAGGTTGCGCTGAACACCTTGCAGAATGCTGGTATCACGATGCAGGGCCTTGCAAGCGCCTACGATCGGTATAAAGACAATCCAGCAGCGCAGGCA